GTTCACCGTCGCGCGCAACGACGTCCTGAAAAACATCGCCGTGTCGATGGATGCGCCGGCGAAGTTCATGGACGGCGAGACCATGGTCGAAGGTTTCGGCGAAGGCACCGAAGACGCGAAGAATATGGCCCGGTTTGTCGATGGCATCCGCGAGGACTGCGATCCGGTCTATGCTTTCTTCGACCGGTTCGCCATGCATCGGGCATGGAACCCGAAATTCTATAAGACGGTCCAACAAATGTTTCCGGACCGCTACGGCAAGGTGTCCTATGACGACGCCTTTTATGAATGGCGCAACGCCTACAAGGCGACATGGCCATCGCTGCTGATCGAGCCGGACAGCAAGCGGGCCGAGGCCGACAAGGTGAAGCATGAGGCGATCATGGCTGTGGTCGCAGCGCTGATCGACAAGCTCGACCCAGAGAACAAGGCCCGGCTGCTGGAGTGGGTCGAAGACAATCTGAACGCAATCAAGATGATCTTCCCGGTTCCGCTCGAGCTGGATCTCGACGCTTTCCTGACCTATGTCCCGCCCAATCTGCAGCCGAGTGCTGACGAAGAGATCGACGGCGAGGGGATCGCACCGGCCGGCGACATGCCTGGTGACGGCAGCGCCGACGACAAGGTCGGCCGGGAACCAGCAGCGCCGCGCCTGGCCGCGGAGTGATCTGAGACCATGGCCAGTTTTTACGACACGCTGCAGGAAGCGGTCGAAGACGTCACGCAACACGGCTTCGACACGGCAGAGCGCGTCAAGAATTGGCGCGACAGGCTCATGGAAGCCGCCGAATCGTCCTGGTCGTCCGCACGGCACGCGGAAGGCTCGGCCCGTGCGGCTCTGGGCGGCGTCTATCGCCGGCTGGTCGATCGATATGGGGTGTTGAAGCGGCAGCCGGGCATCGCGCGATGGAACATCGAGCGCGTCCGGCCGCAGTTGCGGCAGGAACTCGACAAGCGGATCCTGGCCGCGGCCGATCTGATCAAGCTCAATCGCGAGGAGGCGGTCGCGAAGACGCTGCGGCGCTTCCAGGGCTGGGCGACGAGCATCCCGGCCGGCGGGTCCGAGGTCGTCGACAAGCGCGAGGTCCGCGCTGAGGTCTATAAGCCGATCCAGTCGCGCACTTTCGTCGAGCGCCGGGTCGCGACGGATCAGGGGCACAAGCTGGCGGCCTCGATCAACAAGGTGGTGGCGGAAGGCAACGACGCCATCGCAGCGATATGGCGGAGTCATTTCCGTCAAGAAGGCTATGACTACCGCGAGGATCATCGCGAGCGCGATGGCAAGATTTTCCTGATCCGCAACAGTTGGGCACACCGGGACGGGTTCGTGAAACCAGGACCGGCCGGCTATACCGACGATGTTGAGGAGGTCGGGGAACTGGTTTCGTGCAGATGCTTCAAGGTCTACATCTTCACCCTCGGCAAGCTGCCGGCGGACATGCTGACCGAAAAGGGCCGCACTCGTCTCGCGGAGGCGCGCGCCGCGATCCGTGAAAAGGGAGCGACCTGGTGAGCACCGCCGACGTCCGGTTCTATCAGCAGGGCGAAGAGGCCGAGGCCGAGCCAGGGAAGGAACAGGTCTTCTCCTTTCGCTGCCCGAAGACGGGCCGGCGCTGCGGTGACATGGTCATTGCCGGCCGCACGACGCTGAAGCGCGACGGCCAGAACAAGAACGGCGGCATTGCCCAATGGGATTGGGACGGCAATCGCGAGGCGCCGACCTTCAAACCGTCGGTCAATTGCGTCGGCTGCTGGCACGGCTATATCGAGAAGGGCCGCTGCGTCGACTGCTCGAAAAAGGATGAACTCTGATGCCGGTCTTGAGCGTGATCGAGGTAGAGACCAACGTCGCGGTCAAGGTCATTGTCACGATCGACCTGAACGGCGTTGCTGCGCCCGAAGCCGAGCGCGTCATTGCTGATGCGCTGAAGAAAGGGCTCGACAATCTGTTCGCCGAACTGGCTGCCGGGGCGAAGGATAAAGCCTGATGCCGGCGAAGGGCACGACATACGCCGGCCAACTGCTGGCGCTGATCTTCCAGGGCACGACGATTCCCGGCTTGGCCGACAACACGGCGACGGCGCCGCTGACCGAACTATGGGTCGCGCTCCACACGGCCGATCCGGGCGCGGGCGGCAACCAGTCGACCAGCGAGGCGGCTTACACCGGATATGCCCGCCAAGCCGTGCCGCGGACCTCGCTGGGATTCACGGTCACCGGCGACGCCGTCACGCTGGTCGCGAACGTCGTCTTTCCCGTGGCGACCGCCGGATCCGAAACCGAGACGTTCTTCTCGATCGGCACCGCTTCGACCGGCGCCGGACAGCTGCTCTATTTCGGTCCGGTCGCCCAGAACGTCGCCGTCGCGCCGAATATCCAGCCCGTGCTGGTCGCGCCCTATACCGAGGTCACGGAGACGTGAGCAGCCAGTCGCCCGGCGCCGGCATCGCGCGAGGATCGTCGTCGGCCGATGCTGCCCAAGCGGTCGCGCAGTTCGTGACCTTCGGCACCGCGGCCGGGTCGTCGATCGCCAGCACTGCCGGTCAAGCCGGCTTCTGCGCGCCAGTCTTCTCGGCACCGGGCGGCGCCATCGTGCCGCCGTTCTTTCATCTCTCGCCGGAGTGAAGACATGCCGCTTGAGACCGGGCCGGGCCGCGCCAAGTTCGAAGAGAATCTGAAGACGGAACTCGCCGCCGGCAAGCCGGAGGATCAGGCGCTCGCAATCGCCTATGCGAAGCAGCGCGGCGACGAACAGATCATGCCGCCGCCCATGCTGCCGCCGTCGCCGGTCAATCCGATGTTTCAGGCGGTGATGGCGATGGAGGCGCTGAACGCGCGCGCCGACTCGTTCCTCGCCAAGGTCGACAAGAAATGAACCGGCCCGGTGTCAGAGCGGCGCTGATCGATGCTGCGATCGTCGGCCTGGTGATTGGTGCATGCAGCGCGATCATCGGCATCTTCGTCCGCATGGCCGGCTGAACCCGGCAAAGATCTCAGGAGCGCCATGCCCGTCCCGACCATTCCCGTCCCGCCGCCGGCCACGCTCGCCGCGGGGATCACATGGAATTCCGGCATCATCCAGTCGCCGGACGCTTATGGCGTGGTCGCCTGCGGCACCCTCGACCAGACGGGCACGCTGACCGTTCAGCGCTATATAGACCCCAAGGGCACGGCGCCGGTCGGGCCGCCGATCGTGCAGGCCATGACGGCGTCGACAGCGGCATTCGCCGGCATCGCCGACGGGCTGCCGTATGGCTCCTATTCGGTCGCCATCGAAAATACTTCCGGCACCTTGGGCAATCTGTCCAAGGTCTTCACGCGGTTTAACTATCCATGAACCGAAAACTGATAGCTTTCTTCGCGGCGGTCCTGGCCCTTGGCTCGGCCGATCTGTTCGCGCAGAACTTTTTTGGCCCGGCGGTCATTGGGCCGACCACGCCGGGCGACTGCCTCGAGGCGGCGACTCCCCCGCAACCGTCGAATGGCATCGTCGATGCTGGCGCGCCTTGCGGGAGCGGAGGCGGCGGCGCGGTCGACAAGGTCTCCGCCGGTGCGAGCGGCCTGCTGACCTCCAGCCCGACGACGGGCAACGTCGTCGTGGACGTCGCGCCGATCGCGACTAAGACGGTGCTGGCCAATACGACCGGCAGCACGGCTGTCCCTTCCGCCGACACGATCACTGCCCTGCTCGATGCCCAGCTCGGGGCGACGACGGGCGGTGTTGCGCTGCGCGGCGCTTCCGTCTGGGGATCGCTGGCGGATGTGGCGACCGGCTCCGTTCTTGTCAGCGGCGGCAGCGGCGCGGTCCCCACCTGGTCGACCTCCCTACCGTTCGCTGTGCCGCTGAGCGGCCTGGCCACGCAAGCGGCTCACACGGTCGTCGGCAACCCGACCGCGTCTTCCGCGGCACCGACCACGCTGACGCTGGGCGGCTTCCTCACAGACAGCGGCAGCGCGCTGAATGTCGTCACGGGCACGAGCGGTGCCAGCATCCCGCTGCTCTCCACGGCCAATACGTGGATGCTGGCGCAGACCTTCTCGACGCTGCCCGTCTGGCCGAGTCAAGGCGCGAACCTGTTCTATGCATCGCCGAATGGATCTTCGGGAGCTCCATCCTTCCGCGCGCTGGCCGGCGCTGATCTGCCGAACCCGACGACGTCGAGCCTTGGTGGCGTCCAAGCGGTTGCGAGCATCGCGCACGAGTGGGTCAACACCATCTCCGCGTTCGGGGTGCCCGGTCTGAGCCAACCGGCCTGCGGCGACCTGTCGAACGCGGCCGCGTCCTGCTCGACGGATGCGACGAATGCTTCGAACATCGCCAGTGGCACGCTGCCTGCGGCGCGGCTGCCAAACCCTTCGGCGACTACGCTGGGCGGCGTCGAAAGCATCGTCGTCAAGGCGCACCAATGGGTCAATACGATCTCGACGGCCGGCGTTCCCGCGACCACACAGCCTGCGTTCACCGATATCAGCGGCAGCCTGGCGCTCGCCCAGCTTCCGTCCGAGGCGGCCAATACGGTTCTCGGCGCGCTCACGGCAACAACGCCGAGCGCCCTTGCCGTCCCGTCATGTTCTGGCGCGTCCAATGCGTTGATCTGGACGACCGGGACCGGGTTTGGATGCAACACGATCTCTGGAGGCGGCTCAGTCAGCATCACGGCGGCCGATGGCAGTATCGTCGTCAGCCCTTCGCCGATCACGGGCACCGGCACGGTCACGGCCGGATTGATCCCGGTCAGCAAGGGCGGAACGAATGCGACTTCGGCCGGTGCGACCGCAGCCAACAACATCGGGGCGCTCGCCGAGGCGAGCAATCTCTCGGATCTCGCCAGCGCCGCGACAGCGCTGACCAATCTCGGCGCCGCACCCACGACGAACCCGATGTTCGGCGGCGTTGCATCGTTTAACGGAACAACGACACCTACGCCTGCTGCAGGGGTCCTGACCGTGACAGGTTTGGCCACGGCCCCAGTGCTGGGTGCATCGGGTGAAGGTTTCCTTCAGATTTCCTCGACCAATGGGCTCATATTTAGCGGCGACGGTTCGAACAACGACATATCGTTCAAGAATTCTAGCGCTACGAATGTATTTACGATCCCGCATGGGTCGACCACTGTTAGTTTCGTAGCTCTACCTTCAATCCCGCTCGCTTCGACTAATGTTCTTGTTGGAAACGGGTCTGGCGTCGCCGCACCCGTGGCTGTATCCGGCGATGGCACGTTGGCGAATACCGGCGCGCTGAGCGTGACGAAGACTGGTGGCATAGCGTTTGCGCCGTCAGCCACGACCGACACGACCAATGCCAGTAATATTACCTCTGGCACGTTGGCTTCAGCGCGTGGTGGTGTAGCATCGAACTTCCAATCCTTTTCCTCCGGAGGAACCTGGACAAAGCCGGCAAACATCACCTTCCTGAACGTCTGCGGTGCCGGCGGCGGCGGTGGTGGTGGTGGCGGTTCGGCAGTGGTTGCGGCCTCTGGGGGCGCTGGCGGTGGTGCAGGCTGGTACAGTTGCATCACGATCCCAGCATCCGCGGCAGGATCTACCGTTACGGTGACGATCGGCACAGGAGGCACGGGCGGGGCTCCGGGAACGTCGACAGGTGTTGCCGGCAATCCGGGCGGCGAAACATCGTTTGGCACGATATTGACTTGGTTTGGCGGCGGCGGCGGCTCTCCTGGAACCGCTACCACTGCTACCGGAGGGGCGCCAGGCGGGCCGTTTTCAGCAGGTTCCGGCAGCACAAACGGCTTGGGCGGTGGAACTTACGTAGGGTGTGGCTCTGGAACGTCTTCGTCGAGCGCTGGGCCGGGATTTGGTGCTCTAGGTACGTCATTAGGTGAGGGTGCTGCCGCGAGAGAGGCAGGCTGCAAAGCCGCAGGAGGCGGCTCTGGTAGCGGCGGGGTCGTCGGCACCAACGGGGGAGCCGGCGGCCAAGCGATGGCTGGTCTCGGCGGCGCGGCGGGTGCCGACTCTCTGACCGCACCGGGCAACGGACAGCCAGGGGCTTCTGGCCTATCGACCTGTCAACCGGGGTCTGGAGGCGGCGGCGGCGGCGGCACGACTGGCGCAGTGCCGGCGGGAAATGGTGGCGTCGGTGGCGCTATGGGTGGCGCAGGCGGCGGAGCTGGCTCTGCACTTGCGACTGGCACGGGCGGAACCGGGGGAACCGGCGGCGCTGGTGGGCTTTGCGTTTACGCGTGGTAATATCAAGAGGGGAAAACCATGACACAGTATTGGACGCCGACACTTAATGGAGTCACCGGTGCAAATGCTTCAGGCAGCTATAATGCCCTGACCGATGCCGATGGCGCCACGGTCTATCATGTCGAGTTTTTCTACGAAGCGCCACTTTCTGCGCTGTCTCCGCTTGCCGCAACGGCTCCGGCGACAAATCTGCTGATCGAGGGCCTGCCGATGATGATCGGGGGTGCCGTCAATAGTGGCGTGCAGTTCGCCGGAAGCCTAAGCCATCTCGACGGCGTTACCGGCTTCTCAGAACAGGTTTCCGTCGTCGGATGGCCCGGCCAGCAGTTTCTTTCGTTCCCGGTTATCGCGGCCGGAGCGGTTACAGCTTTCCTGGAAACGTCAGCACTCATGCCCGCGCCGGCTCCGCCCGTTCGTGGCGAGAAGAACAACTTCACGATCGCCGGCTCGATCACCTTCCAAGGTTAACCGATCCCAGTGGTTCTTTCGTCGCCGAGGATATCTCAATGGCTCTTAGCCTTGTCACGGAGGAACGCCAGATGCCGCCGCAGCGACCCTACAATGGGCCGGAGCGCCGGCAGAGTGACCGGATGGTGCTGTCCGAGCTGAAGGATGCCGTCTCGCAGGGCGTCGACGAGGCGATCCGCAAGACGTTCGTGACTTTGGGTCTCGACCTCACCGACCCGGAAGACATCGAGCGGTGGTACGCCGATCGGGCGTGGATCTCGCAGCGCCGGGCGGACGAAGAGGCTCGGAAGCATGCTGGCATCGCCGGCAACGTCGGGTTTCGAAACGGCGTTATCACGGTCCTGCTGAGCACCTTTCTGGCTTGGCTCATTTCGCAGTGGCATAAGTGAGCGACCTCGCCGCCCAGATCGACGCGCCGACCGCGGCGGTGGTTCTGCCGCCGGCCGTGCCCGTGCGCGCGGCCGGCGTGCTCTACATCACGGAAGACGAGCGGGCGCTGTTCCTGAAGCGTGGGCCCGGCTCGGATCATCCCGGCGAATGGGCATTCCCAGGCGGGCAGATCGAAGGCAACGAAACGCCGATCGAAGCCGCCATGCGCGAGAGCGAAGAGGAACTCGGCTTCAAGGTCGACGGCGACCTCGTCGAATGGACGCGCACCATCACGCCGCCGTTCTTCACCGGCTCGCCAGCGGAGGCCCTGGCCGAGGGATTGCCCGGCATCGCCGATGGCGCTCTGAGCCCGGTCGACTTCACGACGTTTCTATGCCGCGTCGGCGAGACCTTCGAACCGGCGCTGAACGCCGAGCACGTCGGCTATGCCTGGGCACCGGTCGACCAGCCGCCGGAAATCCTGCATCCCGGCTGCCGCGTGGCGCTCGATCGGTTCACCATGAACGAACTCGATCTCGCCCGCGCCATCCGAGACGGCCGGCTGACCAGCCCGCAGAAGATCCACAACGTCTGGCTCTTCGCGCTGCGGGTGACCGGGACCGGGGTCGCCTATCGATCGGCGCTGAAGGAATACGCCTACCGCCGGCCCGAAAACTACCTGACGCCGGACTTCCTGGAGCGCATCGCCGGCCTGTCCGTGATCATAGATCACCCGGCCGACACGGTCATGTCGTCGGCAGACTTTCACCGCCGCATCGTCGGCGCCGTCATGATGCCGTACATCGCCGAAGATGAAGTCTGGGCGGTCTGCCGGATTCAGGACGACGAGGCTGCGGCAGCGCTCTGCGCGACCCAGCTCTCGACCTCGCCGAATGTCCTGTTGCGCGGCGCCGGCGGAACCAAGGTCGAATTGGCGGACGGCACGAGCATCCTGATCGAGGATGATCCGAGTTTTGTTGACCACCTGGCGATTTGCCCGGTGGGTGTTTGGGACAAAGGCGGCGGCCCCGCTGGCGTCATTTCTGTGCAAGCTGGAGAGACAGCCATGGCTGACGAGACCGAAGAGAAGGCCCGCAAGGACGCCGAGGAGAAGGCGCGCGCCGATGCGGAAGAGTTCAAGAGCCGCATGGATGCCTTCATGTCGAAGGCCGACGCCGTCATGTCCCGCATGGATGCCGTCGAGAAGATGGTCGCCGACCGGAAGGACGCCGACGAGGAGAAGGCCAGGGCCGATGCCGAGGAGAAGGCGCGCGCGGACGCCGAGAAGTGCGAGCACGGCGAGGTCGCGAAGGACTGCGCCAAATGCGACAGCGCCCGGAAGGATGCCGCGGCCAAGGCCGATGCCGAGAAGGAAGCCGCCCGGGCCGATGCCGCGCGCCGTGATGCGACCTTCGCGACCCGCGACGAGATCAAGCGCCTCGAAGGCCTGATCGCCAAGCCGATGACCGATGCCGACTTCCGCGCCATGGGGCAGATACAGGCCCGGGCCGACAGCGTCATGCGGCTGCAGGGCGGCGAGGCGCCGCGACCGATGCAGGGCGAGACCGCGATCTCGTACCGGGTCCGCTTGGCCGACATGCTCAAGACCGCGTCGCCGACCTATTCGAAGGTCGAACTCGAGCGGACAGCGCTGGCCGATTCCGAGGGCGCCTTCAAGATCCTGGAAAACGGGATCTACGAAGAGGCCGAGCGCGCCGCCCGCAACCCGGCCACGGTCCCGGCCGGCCAGCTGCGCGCGATCGTCAACCGATCGGACAGCGGGCATACCGTCATCGAATATGCCGGAATGCCGGGCGTGTGGATGTCGGATTTCATGCCGCAGCGCCAGTTCGTCAAGGAATACAAGGCGGACGTTCGGGGCCGCTGAGCGCCGATCCTCCAAAGAGGGAACCGGCGCGCCGTAGCGCCCTATTCAGGAGAGAAGACAGATGGTTACCGCACCGGCTACCTTTCAGCCTTTCGGGACGACCAATGTGCTGGGCAGTTTCGACGTCTCGTCGGTCGGCCTGGTGCAGGGGACCGCCTATCCCGATCCGGCGATCATGTTCAAACTGGCACACGGGGTGTTGGCGCAGGCCGAGACGCTGCCGATGTTCGGCGGCATCGGCATCTATACCGACATCCCGCCGGCCGGGTCCGTACCGCTGGGAACGCCGGTCGGCCGCGCGACCTCGCTCAGCAACCTCATCGGCTTCAGCGTCTTCGACCTCAACTATGCCGCGGTCAATAACCCGACATCGCCGGTGCCGACGTCCGGATCGGGGATGCAGGTCAACTATTACCGGCTGGGCAGCGGCGCTCGCGTGGCGCTCAAATGCGATCCGGCGCTGATCAGCCTGCAAAGCGGTCTGACCACGCAAAGCGTCTCCTGGGATTTCGTCAATCAGAAGATCATCCCCTACCAGGTCGGTACCGCCATCGTCTCGGCGACCTACAATTCCGGTACCGGCGCCGTCGTGCTGACCTTCGCGGCCCCGTACAATACCGACGTCGGCGATACGATCGTCGTCTCGGGCGCCACCGGCACCGGCACGTTCGCCACGATCAACGGCAACCAGCAGGTCACCGCCGTAGCCGGCAATACCGTGACCTACAATGTCGCCACGGGGCAGACCATGACCATCACCGGTGCCACGGTCGGTACGAGCGGCATCCTGCCGGTGCAGATCCTCGACATTCAGGAGGACAACTGCATCACGGTCGCGCTCAACCCGTCGACCGGCGCCGCGACCTGGTCGCTGAGCGACTGCTGCGCGGTCGCGCTGCTCTAACCTCTCAACCCCGTCTGACGACAAGGGTCCGTCAGGCGCGCAGGCGCCCGGATCTCATTATAGGGACACGTAAAAATGACCATTCAGGCGTCTGCGTATGAAATGGTGCACCCGAGCTTCGTCGAGCCGGAAATCATCATTCAGTATTCCCAGGCCTCCGGAGCCTTCGACCTGATCCAGGGTTCCCAGCCGCGTGTGCGGATCGCGTCGGACGACCTCGCCGTCTATATGAAGTACATGCGTCTGCGCACGAAGATCGCGGCCGCGCAGTCGACCTTCAACGAGCTGCCGGGCGTCGACATCATGAACGGCATGATCTCAACCCCGACCTATCTGACGAAGGTCCGGTCGGCCTACGATCATCACGATGTCGCCGCCGGCGCGCGGTGGGGTTTCTCCGTTCCTGAAGCCTATCGCCTGGGCATGCGGCAGGCGAATTTCCAACTCGCCCGCGACGCGCTGCTCTACGGCTTCAATCCCCAGAACGGCGAGGGCCTGCTCAACACGAACGGGGCTTCCGCGACCAATCTGCCGCCCGATCAGAACGGCAACGATACCGTCGTCACCTATGACAACGGCGCCATGGCCTTCTTTCTGGCGCAGCGCATTCAGCAGATGAAGACGCGCACCCTGCAGATGGGTATCGCCCGGCATTTCTCGATCGTCGGGCCGCAGGAAACGCTGGGTTCGTTCGAATACAACGTCGTCCAGCTGACCCAGTTCCAGCGTGACGGCGCCGGCACGGCGTCGACCAAGGAGACGCTGCAGTCGATCATCATGGCCAACGGGGATACGCTCTCCTGGGGCTATGATGACACGCTGAAGGGCAAAGGCGCCGGCGGGACCGATGCAGTCGTCCTGACCATGCCGGAAATCGAGCCGCCGAAGAACCAGGCCGGCCAGATCAACACCAACGATTTCTCCAAGCTCACGCCGGGCAATCGCACCGTGACGACGCAGTATTGCGACATGGCCGCGCCGCGCGAGATCATCAGCCCGCTGGCCGGCGGCGCCACGGACAACCTCATGGAGTGGAGATTCACCTCCGGCTGGGGCGTGCGGCCCGAAGGCGTGGACATCATCAGCATGCAATATCAGTGACGAGGCCGGCTAAGCGCTGACCGTGTTGACGGGACGCGCTTAGTCGCTATGATTTTCCGCCTCGCCATCCCCAGCGTAAGGCCCAGCCAAATGGCAAAACTCTACATCGCAAACACCAGTCAGCAGACGCAGACGATCTGCTATCGGCTGGACGTCAACGATTTTGGCATGCCCGGCGTCGAGATGAAGTTCAAGGCTCACCGGACGCAGCAAATCGCGATGGGCCGGCAAGAGATGCTCGGTTCGGCCGATTTCACGATCGACCAAATCGAGCGGATCGTGCAGCAGCTTTTCCGGTTCGGTCTGGTCGCCACCGCGGAAGCGCAGGCCGGCCGGCTGCCGCGCGCTGTCGTGCCCTATGTCTTCAATGTCGACCGGCCGGTGCCGGGGTCGGTCTTCCATGCGGTCGTCGAGCACAATCGGCTGGTGCAAATCGACGACGGCAAATATCGGCGCAAGGCTGCCGCGGTTGCAGCGGCCAATTCCGTCAAGAAGTCGCTGGAGACCAATCTCGGAATCAATGACGACGGGATGGAACTCGAGGTCTCGATCGAGCAGGACAACCAGAGCGAGCTCGGCGAGCGGACGATCGAAGAAGGCTACCGCGTGACGCCGCGGGCCGATGGACGCGAGCCGGCGCCGGTCTCGCGCGCTGCGGCCCGGAAGGCCAAGAGGCGTCCGGATGCCCGCGCCTGACGTCATCACGCCGCGCGAAGCGGCGCTGGCGCCCGACGAGGTCGCGCTCTATGACCGATCCGGATGCTATATCGCGCGGGTGAAGGTCGGCGCTGCGGTTTCGATCATCATCTGCGGCAGCCGGGCCTTCTCGCGCTCGGCCGGCGGTCACTTCGCCGAGGTCAAGGCGGCGGTGTTCGGCGGGATCCCGGCGGCGTGAGCATCAACCCATGCTGCCCGCCCTTCTGCCCGACGCTGCCCGGCTTCCTTTGGTTCGTGCGGAACGTCATGGGTGTGCCGCAACTGGCCCTCCCCGATGCCGCACCGGTTATCGGCTACGCCTTCAGCCGTTCGCTGACGTGGGTCAATCGGGCGATCCAGTGCGCCGACCCGGAGAACTATCAGGCCGCCGTCTATAATCTGGCTGGCGACCGGCTCATCAATTGGGCGCAGGACACACTGCCGCAGACCTATTTCGCCGACCAGCGCGAGCAGTACGACGTCACGGCGTTTCAGGCCGGCGTCGTGTCGGCCGCGGGCGACGATGGCACGAACACGTCGATTCAGGTCGCCGAAGGGTTCAAGGATCTGACGGCGGCCGATCTGCAGAACCTCAAGACGCCATGGGGACGCGAATATATCGGGATCGCGCAATCATACGGCACTGTATGGGGAATTTCATGACCGGCTTTCTGAACAAGCTGCGGATCGCCGTCATCTTCCATGATTGCCCCGGTCTGAACCTCGGCGCCGGCGATCTCGCCCAGGCGGGCGTCCGGTTCAAGACCGAAGCGTTGCCGCCTGTGATCAACGCCGAGACCGGTGTCGCCGAGCCGCCGCGTGCGCTGAAAGCGACGCTTTCCATTAGCGTGCTCAAGACGCTGCCCGTCGCCGAGGCCTATAAGCAGACACTGGAAACGGATCGTCGCGTCGGCAGGATCTGCTATCGCCCCGACACGTCCGCCCTTTCGCCATTCTTCCTGCTCGATTGCATGCTTGAGCGCATTGCCGGCGAGACGTCCAACGGCACTGATGCCGCGATCGAGTTCATCATCACCGGCACGTCCCCGGTCAATCAGCAGGGCGGGTAATGGCGAAGCGCCTGGCGCGAATCAAACTCGGCGTGGTCGATATCCCCTATGTCGAGAATGAGACGAAGCAGGCGCTCAGCAACCGCGTGAAGGCCGGCAAGAAGAACCCGCATAGCCGGCCGCCTGGCACGGCAATCAGCACGGGCGACGTCGCCGAGATCCTGGAAGCCAAATACGGGATCATGAAGCGGTTCTTCAAGGCCAAGGAAAAGGAGATCCGGGCTCGCCTTGAGGAAGACATCCGCGACGCGCTTGAGACGCTCATGGCGACCGGCCACGAACTGAAGAACCCCTTCGGCGATACCGAGGCCAAGATCAAGGAACTCTTCAGCGATTTCCTGTCGCTGCGCGAGATCGAGCGGCTCGGCATCCCCGGCGTTCCGACCAAGGCGGCCCAGCGCGGTGTCAATCACCGCATGAAGCGGCCCTATGTGAAGCGCGGGCCCAGGCCTTCTTTCATCGATACCGGGCTGTTTGAGGCCAGTTTCGCGGCCGAAATCGAGAAGTGATCCTATGAAGCCGACGACCCCAATCGGCGGCGTGCTCCATGCCGGCGTCGAGACGATCTCCTATGATCAGCGGATCATCTTCACGATGTATATCCGCCTGATCCTGCCGGCGGATGGGTTCGTCTTCTATGTCCGCTCCGATCTGCAGAGCAGCAGTTCGACCTGGCAGGCGGCCCAGGCGGCAGTTGCGGCACTCGGCCTGCCGGCGAGCTTTACCGCCAAGGGATCGCTGCACTATGGCAGCGAGGTCAGTCAGGACGAGGCACAGACCTACGCCGTCAACACGATCGAACTGACATCGCAGCAGGAACTGGCGCCGCTCAACCGGGTCGCCCCGCTGGTCGTCTATCTGTCCGAGGTCGGCGGCGTGCGCTACGCCTTCAGCGACCGCGGCAAGTTCTACCGCCAAGCCGATATCTGGCACTATGGCGGCGATGCGATCTATCCGGACGTCGATTCGATCGTCATCGATGACGCGGCGCTGATCGACACGGGCGATGTCGTCGTCTCGAACAGCCTGCCTTTCTGGCTCGGCCTGCTGACTTATGCGATCCCGGCGCTGCCGATCCCCAATCCGGGGATCGTGCTCTATCCGTCCTACGTCGTGCCGAAGAACCTGCCGCCGCCCTATGGTGCCGTGCATATCGAGCCAGGCAGCACAGTCGGCATTTCGTCGGCACCATCCTTCCGGCCGGGCGGGTTTCAGCACCAACTGTGTAGCGACGAGGTGACGGTCACGCTCTTCGGCCTGCGCAATGACCAGGCCCTGCAGTTCATCGCCTGGGTCGGGCAATATTCGCTCTTCACCGGTAATTTCGGCGTGATGAATATCCCAGTCATCTCCGACGAGAAACGCGGTCAGACCGAACTGAACGCGATTGCTCAAAAGAAGACCGTCAAGTTTCAGGTCGACTACTACCAGGCGCGGGCCGTGGCATACGGCACGAACCTGATCAAATCCGCCGAGCCGTCTTACCGGTTCTAATTCCGCCAGGGAGTTGAGAGAATGCCCCAGTCGCCTTTTGCCACCAATGTTGCGAAGAACCCGGCCGGCGCCTATACGCCCCTGGCGGTCGACGCCGCAGGAAACCTCGTCACCAGTGGCGGCGGCACCAAGGCGGCCTATAACGTCGCTGCGGCCGCCGTGATCAAGGCCGGCCCGGGACGCCTCGCCAAGGTGGTTGTCTTGACCGTCCCTTCCGCCGGCAACCTGACCCTGAACGATGTCCTGACGACTGGCGGCGCCGCGATCGGCAACGAGATCCTGAGCATTGCCTTCGGCAGCCTGACGGCCGGCCAGGTCATCAGCCTGGATTGGCCGTGTGCCACCGGCATCGTCGTGTCGTCGGTCGGCACCGCCGGCGTCTACGCGGTCAGCTACGACTGATCGACCAAGCCGCAGCGTCGACACCGAAGATCCGTTTGGAGTAAGGACACATGGCAAATCCGATCGTCAACGCGACGGTGTCGATCACCGCGGCCCCGCGGCCGAACACGCTGCAGAAGACGGGCGCGCTGCTGAGCCAGGGCGGTACCACGCTCGCGACCGGCACCTATGCGCTCATTACCCAGCCCGCCGACCTGACGCCGCTCCAGGCCGCTCCCCTGGCCGTGACGTCGATTGCCTGGGCCGGTGGCACTGCGACCGTCACCACTGCGGCCGCGCACGATGTCACGAGCGGCGATCATTTCTGGACAACGATCGCCGGCGCCACGACGACGATCTATAACGGTCTGGTCTTGGCGACGGCGACCGGCGCATCGACCTTCACCTATGCGCTCGTCAGCGACGGGGGCACTACGCCGGCAACCGGCACGATCACCTATACGCCGCGCAATTCGGGCGAATTGCTGCAGATGGTGACGACCTTCTATGCCCAGGGCGCCAATCAGTCGGTCTATGTGCTGGAACTCGGTGCCGGCGAGGCGGCAGCGGGCGTGACCGAACTCACGACGCTGATCACCAACAAATCGTGGTCGCCCGCACCCGGTCAGGCTGCTCTGTCGAACCCGCAAGGGCGCTTCTATGCCTATCTCGTGCCGCGGTCCTGGGATGGCGTGTCGGGTTTCCTGACGCTGCTGACGTCGCTCGACGGGCCGTTCGCGGCCACCTATTTCTACATCACGACCACGACTGGCACGATCACCGATTATACCGCGATCCTGAAGTCGGCCTATCTGCTGGTCGAAGCGCCCGGTGCCACGGCGCTGGAGTTCCAGGCTGCCGGGCCTTTCTGGGATCTGCTCAACACGAACCCGAGCGCCACGAACAAGGTGGCACCGTTCGAATATCGCTTTCAGTTCGGTGTCACACCTTGGCCGTCGACCGGACAGTCTTCGACGCTGGCGACGATCGCGGCCGAGAATGGCAACTATGTCGGCACCGGCCAGCAGGCGGGAATCAGCACGGCGCTGATTTTCGGCGGCCAGTATGCCGATGGGAACCCGGTCAATTACTGGTATTCGATCGACTGGGCCGTGATCAACGGTACGCAGAACGTCGGCGCTGCCGTGATCAACGGATCGAATAACCCGATCAACCCGCTGTATTATAATCAGCCGGGCATCAATTCCCTGCAGCAAGTCTTGGCGTCGACCATGACCAGTGCTTCGACCTTCGGCATGCTGCTCAACCCGGTCGTGCAGACCGAACTGGACGGTCCGGCGCTCGACCAGGCCCTCGATAATGGGATCTACGACGGGTATACCGTCGTGAATGCCATTCCCTTTCCGGCTTATTCGGTCGAAAATCCCGACGATTACGGCGTCGGGGTCTATTCCGGCTTGTCGGTCTCGCAATACACCCCGTTGCGCGGGTTCGACAAGATCGACTTCAACATCAACGTGACGAATTTCGGAGGCTAAGCGCGCCATGGCAAACCCGCAGGTCAACCAGGGCACGCTTAATCGGCTCCGGGGGTCCGTGACCTTCGCCGATTTCCCGAGCCTCAATATCAGCGCCGACCAATTGGTCGAAGCCGGAATCGACCTCAGTTTCGAAGGCAAGCAGACCGACTTCGTGCCGACGCTGACCGGCGCCGTCACCTCGCCGGCACCCTATCAGGTCGCATCGCTGACGATCCATCTGAACAAGGCGCTGCCGATCGCCGACCAGTACAAGCAGCAGGGCGAAACGTCGACGCCGGTCGGCGATCTCACCTTCCGCACCGACTCATCGAACCTGGGTCCGTACCAGCTCACGAACTGTGCGCTGCAAGGGCCGAGCCGGATCGTGGCCAACGGCAAGGATGCCGATTACCCGATCGTCATCACCGGCTATTATCAGATCAATTCGACGCTCTGGAATTGATTGGTCATGGCCTTGTCGATCAATAGAAAGCTCAATCTCGTCATCGACATCGAGGGCGATCAGGGACCAATGCATGTGCATTCCGTCCCAATCGGACGGGCGACTTTCGAGCGCTACTATTACCCGATCGCCCGCGCCTTTGCCGAGATCTACAAGGGGCAACTCGGCGTCTTCTCCGGCCCACGCGTGGCATATCTGACGCTGCGCGAGATCGCGCAGAATACCGAGACCTGGGACGGGCCGGCCGGCGTGAAGAACGGCCTCGTCGGCGAGATCCGACGCTTGACGAATGTCGCCGTGCCCGGGCCGGCCGGCTGGCAGACGCTCATGTATGACGATGCCGTCAAGGAAGGACGGATCACGGAAGACGACGACGCGGAGGTCATGAACGCGCTCGTTTTTTTTACGTTGGCCTCGTCCATGCACAACCACAACGACCGGCCGAAGGTGCTGAAGACCTTCTTGGGTTTTTGGGGCGGATCGCTCACCTCGTTGAACTCTACGGAGTTCGCCGCTTCCTTGGCGACATCGAAGCCGGCCGCGAGTATTGGCGTGAAGATGGGTTGATCGCCGAAGTTCTGGACTGGGCTTCGACCGAAGGATTTGAAGACCTCATGCGGCACTATGGCGTCTCGCAATGGGAAAGCCCGTTGCAATTCCGCCAGCGCTACCTGCTGCGGGCACTCAGGGATATCTAATCCGCGATGGCAATCAAGACGATCGTCGATGTCGAAGTCGATCCCGAGGGATCCTTCGAGAAATTCAAGGCGATGTTCGAAGATTACGCCAAGCAGCTCGCGGAACTGCCGAAGGCCTGGGGCGCCCATAACGAGGCCGCGGAGAAGTCCGGCGATGCGCTGGCCGGCGCGCTGGGCAGCCTAGAGAGCGAGATTTCGGCGTTGCGAGATCAGATGACACTGCTCGACAACGTCAATATCAAGACCGAAAAGACGGCGTCGAACTGGGAGAAGATCGAGAAGCGCACAAAGGACACCGCGAAGAGCGTCTTCCAGATCACGACGTCGCTCTTGCGCTGGGAAGCGCTCAGCGCGGCTGTGACGGGTGTCCTAGGCGCCGGCGGGCTCTGGGGGCTCGACAAGCTGGCTCAGGGCGTCGGCGCCGGACGGCGGTCCTCGCAGGGCCTAGGCACGGGGTACGGCGAGCAAGCGTCTTTCGAGACGAACTTTCAGCGCCTGATCGACGCGCACGGCTTTCTGGGCGGCGTCAATGAAAGCCTGACCGACGTCACGAAGCGGTTCAGCCTCTACGGTGCCGGGCTCAGCGAGACCGATATCAGCGCTGCCGGCGGCGACACTGGCAAGGTCGCGGTCGAAGCGCTGCAATCGCTGAAGCGGCTGGCCGATCTCACGCCGACCGAAAACCTTGCCCAGTTGATCCAGTCGCGTGGGATCGGCAATCTCGTGACCGTCGAAGATCTGCGACGGCTGAAAGCGACGTCTCCGGAGGAATTTGCCGGCATCGTCGCGAAGTATTGGAAGAACGCGCCGCAGTTCGATCTGGCCGAAAAGACGCAGCAGGCGTGGCAGGATCTCGGGGTGCAGCTCGAGAGCGCGTGGCTCAAGATCGACAACAGCTTCGTGAAGGGGTTGACCGGTCTGGCCGAGCCGATCGCCCATCTGAGCGACGCCTTCAGCGACGCGGTCAAATCCTTCCTCGATAATCCGAACCTGCCGACCTGGATTGCAGAATTTGGTGCACAGATCGAGAAGCTCGCCGAATGGATGAAAACCGACGAGTTCAAGAAGGATGTCGAGTGGCTGGGCAATGAGGTCAGCGAACTCGCGATGGCGATCGGCAGCGCCGTCAAATGGATCAGCGGCACGCTGGGAATCGGCGGCGGTTCGTCCGAGCCCGCCCATACCGACGAAGAGGACCGCAAGACGGTCAATGATTGGGCCAAGGATCATCCGGGCAATACACCGATTCCGCACGAGATCGCCGAGGCCGCGCGCCGCGTGATCAAGCGCAGCGCCATGTCGGGCAAGATGACACCGGAGGAAGCGGGCAAGAACTTGGACAAGATCAGCAAGCGCGAGATCCAGGGCGCGGCCGCAGCGTCGCCGTCGGCGAAGCAGGCCGATACCGGCGGGGCGCCGGGCGGCAGCGTGCCAGGCACCGGCAGCAACGAGCAGCGCCTCGCGAGCTATTTCCTCTCCCAGGGTTGGACGAAAGCGCAAGTCGCCGGATTGCTCTCCAATTTCGATCCGGAAAGCGGTCTCAGAGCGGATGCCTTCAATCCGGCTGGCGGGGGTCACGGCGCCAAAGGGCTCGCACAATGGCGCGGTAAGCGTCAGGAGGATTTCAAAAATCTATTTGGACATGACATTCTGCAGGGCACGCTAGACGAGCAGGCCAGATTTGTGCAATGGGAACTGACCCACACGCTCAAAAATGCTGGCAATAAGCTCCGCGGTGCCAGATCGGAGACTGAAGCCAGTGAGATCATTACGCGTTTTTACGAGGGGCCCGACCCAGCGCATATTGACGCAATAAGCAATGCGCGCGCCGCTGGGGCGAGGAAAATCGTCAAGCATCTTTCTGACGATGGCAAAGACCACGCTCGGCCGGCGCAGGGCGCTGATCAGACCGCGACGGGCCGCCCGGGCGGGACAGTCAAGGTCACGATCAGGAATGCGCCGGGCAACCATCCGGCCGTATCCGTGACGCAGGCGACCGGCCAGTGAGCCTCAATCCGCTCGGCCTCGCGTGGAAGCTCAGCTTCCAGCTTTGCCCGATCTTCCTGACGGGAGGCATCGCCGGCAGCATGCCGGGCGGCGCACTTCCGATCATCCTCTTGACCGAGGCGCTCAATTTCACGGGCGGCATCACGGAGCCGTCATCGATCGCCGATCTCGACACCATGTTCGGGAATTTCCAGCCGCTGCCTGGATCGAAACTGATCGACCAACAAGCAGCGTTATACCCTTTCGCAAATCAGAAAGTCGCGGCGAATGCGGTCATCACCGAACCGCTGACCGTCTCGCTGCGCATGGATTGCCCGGTCCGAGAAGGGGCCGGCTACTTCCAGAAGCTGGCGACCATGACGGCGCTTCAGGCGACGCTGGCGCAGCACAATGCGGCGGGCGGCACCTATACCGTCGCGACGCCGACCTATTTCTACACCAATTGTCTCTTGCGGTCCCTCGAGGACATCAGCGACGGCGCCACGAAACAGGCACAGCTCTCCTGGCGTTGGGATTTCATTCAGCCGCTCCTGACCCAGGCGCAGGCGATCCAGGCGCAAAACAACCTCATGTCGCAAATCAGTAACGGCAGCCAGATCAACGGGCAGCCGAGCTATTCCGGCCTCAATCCGACGGTCGGCTCGTCGAGTTCGGTCGCGAGCCCGTCCGTGGTGCCCGGCGGCGCCGGCTCGGCCGGCTCGCTCGCCGGCGGCAGTTTCTCGTCGGGCGCCGGTGCCTCCGGTGCCGCGGTCGGTGAGGGCGCTGGAAGCGGTGCCGGATCGGCAAGCGAAGCATGACGACCTTCACCGATTTCACGCCGTCGAACGCCGCCGTTCCGCCATTCCAGTTCCAGGCGCAATTCGACGGCGAAACCTATATCGTTTACGTGCAATGGCTTGTCTTCGCACAGCGCTGGTACTTCACCGTTGCCGACCTGGCCGGCGACATCATCGTGTTTGCGGCACTCGTCGGTTCGCCGGTCGGCGCCACGATCGAGAGCGCCGTGTGGTCAGAAGGCTTCGTGACACTGGTCACATCGCAGCCGCATGGCTTCCTGGCCGGCGCCACGGTCGACGCGACCGTCGTCAACTGCGCGCCGGCCGCGCTGAACGGCATCTTCCCGGCCTATGTGAATGACGCCTTCACGCTGACATTCCCGCTGGTCGCCGATCCGGGGCTGACGACGCAACTTGGTTCTGTCCAGTATAATGTCAATCTGGTCGGCGCCTATTTCAATACGAGCACGCTCGTTTTCCGGACGGCGAATAATCAGTTCGAAGTGAGCCCGTGAGATATTACAATATCGTCCTGTCGCAGCCGAACGGGGGTGCCCAGGTGCTGGCATTCACCTCGTTCGCCGGCGGCAAGACGCTGCCGGGCGCGCTCAACGTCGAGATCGATATCTTTTCTGCTCCCTATGCCCGGCCGGTCGGCGGGAGCTTCGTGCGGATCTGGGGCATTCCGCTGGCCTATATCAGCCAGGCCAAGAATCTGACGGGCCTAGATTGCACAGTCTATGCCGGGATGCAGAAGGGTTTGCCGCTGGCGAATCCGGCGCAGGCGGGTATCATCGCCCAAGGCCAGGTCTATCAGCCGTTCGGCAATTGGGTCGGCACCGACATGACCCTCGACCTCCTGCTTCAACCCTATGTCGGAACGCTCGCCAAGCCGGCAAATCTCAGCATCTCATGGGCCAAGGGGACGTCCCTGAGCCAGGCCATTCAGCGCAGCCTGCAGACGGCGTATCCTGGATTCAAGCTGAATATCAACATCAGCCCGAAACTCGTCCTGGCCTATGACGAGCACGGCTTTTATTCCGGCCTAGCCGAACTCTCGCAATGGATCCAGCAGAAAAGTCAGGACATCGTCGGCGGTACTTATCCGGGCGTGTCGATCTCGATCAATCAGAAGACGATCAACGTCTATGACGGGACGAGCCAGAAGACGCCGAAAGCGATCCTGTTTCAGGATTTGGTCGGTCAGCCGACATGGATCGATGCGCCGCAGATCCAGTTCAAGACGGTCATGCGCGCCGACATCCCGCTTGGCGGCTACGTGACGCTGCCCAAGACACTCGCGACCACGACGCCAGGCTCTGCGATCGGGACACCGGCGCGGAACTCGGCCAGTTTCCAGGGATCGTTTCTGGTGACCCTCGTCCGTCATGTCGGCAACTTCCGCCAGCCGACCGGGGATGCTTGGGTCTCGATCTTCAATGCGACGCCGACGCAGCAGAATTTGCAGACCGGCGCGCTCAGCAGCTGAGACGCCCCGATGTCGGATAATTCTCAAAAGACCCATTTCGCCCAGGAACTCAACCGATTCGCCGCGCAAAAGGCGCTTTCCGTCATGGAACGGATCGGCCGGAATCTGCCCTGCAAGGTGAAAAGCGTCATGGGGTCGATCGTTACCGTGACGTTCGAACTCCAATCGAAATACACGCTCGACCCGGTCACGATGCCCTATTTTGGACCAGAATATATCCGCTATCCCGTCCAGGTCGGCGACCTAGGCGTGACGGTTGCAATCGACACCTATATGGGCGGTATCAGTGGGCTGGGCGGCGGGACGGCCGATCTTCGGCCGGTGTCCAATCTGTCGGCGCTATTCTTCATGCCGGTGGCGTCGACAAACTGGTCGATGACCGACGATCCAAATGCCGTCGTGATCTACGGGCCCGATGGTGCTGTGATCCGCACCGTCGACAAGACGGCGGCGCTGACCGTCAAAGGCGGCTCTAGCGGTTTCCACGGGCCATTCAGTTTTGACGCGCTCGTGACCATGACCGCCGACCTGGTCGTCAACATGATCACGCAATCGACCCACGTCCACGAAGTATCGGCCGATCCTGGTTTGACCGGGCCGCCGCGTAATCCATGAGAGGGCTTCGATTTTGCGCACATATGGCAGGATCTGGGATGAGTTCGGACAAAACCCGAAATGGTATGTCGTCGAGACCGATATCAATGGCTATAACGATGCTGTATATCTGGTCACCCTGCAGCAGATCCTGAAGCAAAACCTCGGCGAAAGTCCGTTCTATGCCAATTACGGCTTGCCGGACGAGCAATCCGTCGTGACCCAGATTGCGCCCGATTATTACGTCGCCCAGACGCAGCAGCAAATGGCACCTTACTTCGCCAATCTGAATATAGCTCGCGCCCCGTCTCCCGATGGAATCACGCCGACTTATGCGGTCAGCGTCCTGCTCCAGAATGGCGCAGCGCGCGTGCTCCAGATTGGGCCGCCAGGCGGTTCGGAGTTCCCCGGCTGATGAGCAACACGGCAGGATTTCCCGTCATCGTCGGGCCGGCCGGCGCGCAGCCGACGGCGCCGGCCGCGATCCTCCAGCAGCTGATCCAGCTCGTTACCGCGACGAACCCCGGCTATACCGCCAACCTTCCGACGTCGCTCATTGAGGACGTCTCGAGCACGGCCGTTGCTGGCATCGTGCTGTGCGATCAAGCGCGCGTCGAGTTCATCAATTCCATCACGCCATTCGGGGCCAATGCGTTCACCTTGGCACAATTGGGCGAGATGCTGGGCGTCCCGATCGCTGGCGAGACGAATACCAGCGTCAGCGTCGTCTTCACCGGGCCGCCCGGCTTTGTCATCCCGGTCGGCTTCACGGTCAGCGATGGTACCTATCAATATTCGGTCGTCGATGGCGGCGTGCTCGATAGCGGCGGCATCACGGCACCGCTCTTCGCGCTGGCGACCATTACCGGATCCTGGGTCGTCCCGCCCAATACCGTCGTCAATCTCGTGACGTCGGTGCCGTCGTCGCTGAGCCCGGCGCTGGCCGTGACCAACCCGCTGGCCGGCACGCCGTCGGTCGGCGCTCAGACCGAAGAGGGCTATCGGGCCGATGTTCTGCAAGCGAACCTCGCGTCGTCGCAGGGCACGCCCCGGCTCCTGAAGACCTATCTGCGCAATGTCGGCGGCGTGCAGTCGCGTCTGATTTCGATCAATCAGGAATCGGACGGCTGGGAAATCATCGTCGGCGGTGGAGATCCCTATCAGATAGCCTATGCGATTTTGACGGCGCTGTTCGACGTCTCGACGCTTGTCGGGTCGGTCCTGGCCGTGACCGCTATCACGAAGGCTAATCCAGGCGTCGTGACTACTGATCTGGCACATGGCTATGCAAGCGGCCAGGTCATCGAGATCACGGGTGTCGTCGGTATGACCGCGGTCAACGGCGTGCCTTTCACGATAACGGTCATCAGTCCTACGACATTCTCGATCGGCGTCGACACGAGCGGCTATGCGACCTATGTCTCTGGCGGCGTCGTGACGCCGAACTTGCGGAACGAGACCGTCACGCTGAACGACTATCCGGACACCTATAACGTGACCTTCGTCGTGCCGCCGCAGCAAAGCCTTGGCATGGTCGTCACATGGTCGACGACGTCGACGAACTTCGTCTCGCCGGCGGCGGTCGCTCAGAACGCGGTGCCGGCGCTGGTCGACTATATCAACTCGATCGTGGTCGGGCAGCCCGTGAATCTCTTGCAGGCGACGAACGCCTTTCAGGAAGCGATTTCGGGCATTCTCGCTCCGAATCTGCTGAGCAACCTCACTTTCGCGGTGACGATCAACGGCAACGCCGTCTCGCCCGAAATGGGGACGCAGCTCGTCTTCGGCGACCCTGAGAGCTATTTCTTCGCCAGCTCCGCGACGATCACGGTTATTCAAGCGTGACCGCAATCCCCGTCTCGGTTCTTCCGGCTCTTACGAGCCTTGTTGCGACGGCCGGGCGGGCGGTCGCATGCATGACCGGTCCGCTCCTGGGTGGCATGATCCAAAATCCGCAAATCGCTGCGGATCAGGGGCTTCCGTTCGTCGAGCCACTATTCATCAATCTGGTCGGGCCGGCCGAACTGATCGGTTCGGATACGACTGAGGTCCTGCAGCCGGGTCAATTCTTCAAAATACCGCCTGGGTTCACGGGCACGGTCAGCATCAACGCGCCGTCCGCCGGGCACCGCTTCTCGGCTATCCAGGTCGTTGCCTACACGCCTCCGCCGCCATCATCTGTCGGCAGCGGCTATCCGCCGACCGGTGCCGTCACGCTGACACAGACCATCGGGCAATATCTCTATGAGCAATATAACGACGATGCGGATTTGCAAGCATTCGTCGATGCTTATAACCGGATGGTACAGAGCTACATTGAATGGTTCGTTTCCGTTCCGCTTCCAGTCTATACGACGCCAGCGATATCCGGGCCTTTGCTCGATTGGGTCGGGACCGGTCTCTACGGCTATCCGCGTCCGGTGCTTCAGAGTGGTCGAAATACCAATATTGGCCCCTACAACACCTTCAAATTCAATCAGATTGTCTATAACGGCTTCATCAGGAATACTCAGCAAAGTGTCGTCACGACGGATGACGACACCTATAAACGATTGCTGACCTGGCACCTCTATAAAGGGGATGGCAAAGTATTTTCCGTCGAATGGCTCAAGCGTCGCGTCATTCGGTTCCTGGCCGGCGTCAACGGGACCGATGTCGATATCGACAACACTTTTGCAATCAGCGTCACGTTCCAGTCTCCGAACGGGGTTACGATCAAGATTTCGACCGTAAATACTTATGGATACACTTTAAGCAAGGTGTTCTATTTTATCCAGGCAGTCGCGTCCGGCGTGATCGAATTTCCATTTCAGTATCAGTTCACGGCGACTACGGAGTGACCGGGGCATGACTTTATTCGTATTCGGCAACAATGCTCAGGGCAATCTCGCCGCCGGAATCAGTTCCGTCGCGACGACCCTGACGCTGTCCCCGGGAGAAGGCAGCCTCTTCCCGACCGTCGGCGCGGGACAACAGTTCGCGATTACGCTGATTCCGGCTTCGACCAACATTCCGACCGAAATCGCCTATTGCACGGCCAAGAGCGGAGACACGCTGACGATAGTCAGGGGCCAGGAAGGCACCACGCCGACCGCCTTCCTGGCCGGCGACATCGTGGCGCATCAGTTGACCGCTGGTCAGATGCAGGCATTCGACCAGGGCGGCGCATCCTATGGCCGGCAGGTCTTCAGCACGCCCAGCGTCTCCACATTCACCGTGCCGAGCCCGACCCTGACCGTCATAGGCACGGCTGCCGGCGGCGGGTCGCCGCATTCTTTCGACACATCGGCTTATCCGTGCGGCGGAGCTGGTGGTACGTTCATCCTTTTCCTGGCCGGTCTCACGGTCGGTTCGACGATCACCGTTACCGTCGGCCAGCACGGCGCTGCGGGCACGATCGCGACGGGGGCGGGCACCGGCGGCACTACCTCATTCGGCAGTTTGGCATCTGCCACCGGCGGTCAGGGCGGCGGTGCGCTCGCGACCTATGAGGGCGGCCTTGGCGGCGTCGCGACGGGCGGCGATGTGAATGCGCATGGCGGCGACGGATCGGGCGGCGACGGAAATCCGTTCACCGTCGGCATGGGCATTGGCGGTGCAAGCTATTGGGGCGGCGGCGGCCGCATGGGGTCTGGCAGCGCGCTTCCGGGCCGGGCGCCTGGCTCTGGTGCTGGCGGACCAACTTCCGTGAGTGGATTGGATGGCGCTCCAGGGGCAGACGGGATTGTGGTGGTGACATGGCCGATATGACCGCTAAGACTTACGCGCTGACCGATTCGTCGGGCCGGATCTTCGAACTCTTCAAGACAGCGCCGGGCGTTCCGAT